TCTTTCAATACCGGATCGTACATTCGTTGTCGTTGGACAGCGAGGACGATTTTTGTTTTTATCTCGTTCAACATATCGTTGTCCTTGTAAAGCCAGGAGATCGAAACAGGGAAATACTCCTGGCTATGTGTAAAATTATATAGTTTTTTGGGATAAATTAATAGGTAAACTTTTTACCGACTAATTCTTTTACCATGAACGTGTATTTCATGATTGGGTGTCATGTCTGCATTTTCTTTTTGATCCTTGAGCCATTCTTCGTATTCTTCATCCTCAAGTGCTTCAATACCAGCAATATAGCCCTCTAAATAAGCTATGGTGCGAGGCAGGGAAAAATTTGTAGTATCGTGTTTCATATAGCTAATCGCATTTCTTAAATGCTTTCTAAATTCTATCGATCTACTTTCGTACTTTGGCATTCTTTTTTCCTTTCATTTAGACCAGGGGTGATAGGAGAACCCCTGGTCGTTCATGCGAGAGCTAAAATGGTTCTCATCCTTCTAGCTTTGGGAGGTAGACATCAGAGATGATTACTAATTCTCGCTATCAGTAATCAAGAGAAGAGATATGTTAAAGAACAAATGTCTTTGCGGAGATATTCATAACGAAACATACCCCTTCTCTTCATTACTGAAGAGTCTTTTTAATATTTTCTTCTCCCAATTCTTCAATGTTATCTAACTCATTTATGTCAGCATTGAGAATATGTTTACAACTTTTAATCCCCGCAACTTCTCCAGAAACAAAGGCCATGTTCCATAACTCATATAGCCAATGCTCTGTAATAGATTGTCCTTCTTCTCTTTCTAAAGCAGGTTCCGTTTCACTATCTATTTTAGCTGCAATAATCTTAATCATTTTCTCTTTATTTCTGTCTTTCTTGTTTGTCATTTATGCCCCTACTTTTCTATCGTATTCTCTATCAACTAGTTGTGATAAGATACCAGAAATCTTTTTGTCTTTACCTGCAAGTTTCTTCAACTTCTTATGTGTCTCTACTCGCACGATAACAGATTTATATTTTGTAATATCAGTCATTACTTTCTCCTTGTATAAGATAATATATAAACATTCCTATCAAAATGTCAACTCTTTTTCTTTCCTTCTATCAACCAAGACTTGAGTTTTTCTCCTAATGATTGTGAGGCCAAATCAATTTTGTTTCTAAGACTGCTAACAATATTTTCATCAACAGTTTTTTCTGATATCAAATCAATGTAAGTAACATTATTCTTTTGACCAATACGGTGAGCTCTGTCTTCCGATTGAATTCTTTTTTCCAAGTCATAGTTATTAGAAAAATAGATAACGGTATGTGCTTGGGTCAGTGTCAATCCGTAGCCACCCGTTTGTTGATTAGCTACAAAGAATCGAACATTACTTTCTTTGTCCTGGAATTGTTTCACAATATCCTGGCGGTCCTTGTCTTTAGTATCCCCGAAGTAAGTTACAACACTTTCTTCACCAAACTTTTTGGCTAGAGCTTTTTGAATATCAAAAATACTTTGACGATAGTTAGCCCAAATAATTATCTTACCCTCTACTTCTTCAATAGCTGCCATGAGTTCATCGAGTCGATTATTTTTTAAAGGTATCGATTGGCCGTCGTCCGTGGGCAGATAACCACAAGTAATCTGATGGAGTCGAAGCAACATGGTCATGGTATTATTAACCGTTAGTGTTTCTTCTTCTAACTGTGTAATTGCAAAGGTCGATAGATCGTTGTACGCTTTCTCTTGTTCCTTGGTCATCTCAACGTATCGAGGTTGATAAATTTTTGCAGGCAAGTCTAGACAATCCTCTTTCAATACTCGAAAAGAAAATGTTCCTAACTTTATAGATAATTCATCTAAGTTTCGAAAGCCAACCACCTGGGAAAATGCGTGACTAGATGTATGACGCTTTACTTCAATAGCGTATCTAGCCTTATAAGCATAGTAAGAACTAAAACCTAAAAGATCCTCATCTAAAAACTGACATTGTGAATATAAATCCAGGGGATTTTTTGTGACAGGAGATCCTGTTAATATTCGACGATACTCAGCGAGTTTACAAATCTTTAAAATATTCTTTGTACGTTTCGCAGTGGTGCTTTTGATTGTTGTGCTTTCATCAATAGCCATTAAACTTTTTGTTCCTAGTAAATATCGATCAAGAAATTGTACTGAAGGAAGATGAGCTAGAGCTTCGACATTCATTAAAAAAATATCTAGGCCATCAAAACTTTCTGATAACCTATCTAAGTTTTTTTGATCATCTTTTTTTCTTGAGCTTGGTGCTACCCAAGTTGTTATCCTAGTTTGAATATGATCGGGTAAGTGAGCCGGTATTTCTAATCGTTCCCAGTTGCGGTACACACCTTTGGGTGCAATAATAACGGCAGCATTTATTTTACCCTGGTCATAGAGCATTGCAATATTATCAATTAATACTTTTGATTTACCTGTCCCCATTTCCATGAAGTAGGCAAAATTTGTTTTGTCCCAACTACAACCCAATGCTTGTAATTGATGATTAAACGGTTTCGTTTTAAAATTCGGATACATAACTAATAAAAACTTTCTACGTTCTTTATATAGGAAAACTTATATTGTTGTCAAATTTTTTGAAGTACAAAAAGAAGTCATGTATAAGTTTGGATTTTTTATATTGTTATAAAGATGATTAGCTGCCGCCCGACACTCCTCTAAAGAAGAAAATGTCATTCCAAACTGTTCTTGAATACACGTCTTATTAAGAGGAATAGTCGGATCATTAAGACATAGCCATATCAACATAAAATATTTCATACTTGTAATTCTATCTTAAATATCCTATACATGCTAAGTATAATTATAGAATGTTAAAACACTTAGATTTATTCAGCGGAATAGGCGGATTTTCTTTAGGATTAGAATCTGCAGGATTAGTACAAACAGTCGCATTTTGTGACTTTGATGACTACTGCCAAAAGATTTTAAAAAAGAACTTTCCAGGTGTACCCATTTATGGGGATGTAAAGGAGTTAAATTATGACAAACTTAAAGCAGACGGAATTGATACAATCGATATCATCACAGGAGGATACCCTTGCCAACCTTTCTCCGTCGCAGGTAGAAAAAAAGGTGAGCAAGATCCGAGACACGTCTGGCCAGAAATGTTTAGACTTATCCAAGAGTTCCGACCTACTTGGGTCATTGGAGAAAACGTTGGTGGACACATTAAACTCGGTCTCGACACCGTACTCGAGAACTTGGAGAGTGAAGGTTACTCCGCAAGGACGTTTAGTATTTCAGCTACTAGCATCGGTGCAAACCACAAAAGAGAAAGAGTCTGGATCATTGCCAACTTGGCCGACACCGAACGCTTGGGACGGACAGAGGGGACCAAGAAGTCAGAAGAACTTACGAGAGAAGAGTCATCAGATCAATTTGATAACCGCAGTGAAGGACGCATCGAGTTCAAACCCAGTCAAGGTGTGGCCAACTCCGAGGGCAGCGAAGGGAATGTCGATGACTCTAACGGAGGGAATGGCAAAACTTCACAAGAAGAGTTATTTAGAGAGCACGGTAGCGCATGTGGAGTCGGCTCCTGGTGGTCAGTTGAACCCGACGTGGGTCGAGTGGCTCATGGGGTACCCGATAGGGTGGACCGTCTTAAGTGCTTAGGCAATTCTGTTGTACCTCAGATACCTTATGTGATAGGTTTAAGTATAAAAAAGATTTTAGAAAATGAGTAAAGTATATGTGACTACAAATACGAAATTACCTAATGGTGGTTATCGTGACATATCTGATTGTGAAAGATTTGGCACTCCTTACATTCTCTTTGAGAGCCCCAAACAAATCCAGGTGAACTCATCACGATTTGTTTTTTCTGTTGAAAAAAAACTCAAAGAAATGACATCAGAGGATTTTTTATTATTAATGGGCGATCCAGTGTTAATCGGCATTGTTTGTGCAGTAGCTGCAAAAGTTACAAATAATAATTTTAAAGTCTTGAAATGGGACAGAGAGAGTGCTATATATATTCCTATAACAATAGAATTAAAATAAGGAGAATAAAATGGGTCTATTAGATAAAGCATTAGAGCAATCCAAAATTGATAGTTTAGATAGTTCAGATGTAAAAGATGTTGGTGAGGCATGTAACGAATTAAGTAATGTTCGTCAAAGTATTGCTGACAAAGAAGCAGAAGTTAAAAAATTAAAAGAAAGAGAATTTCAATTAGAGAATGAAGTTATTCCCTCAATGGTTGAAACCGCTGGTGTTAAATCTTTAACATTAATTGATGGTTCAAAAGTTTCCGTCAAAGATCAACTACGTGCAAACATCACAATGGAAAACGAAGACTATTGTTTTTCTAGGCTACAAGAATTGGGCCTAGATGATGTTATTAAGAACGAAGTAAAGTTGACCTTTGGTCGTGGTCAAGATTCCGACGCTCTCAATTTAATTACAGAGTTACAAGACAGAGGTCTGTATCCGAGTAATAAAAAGGCAGTGCCCTGGAATACACTCTCCAAATTAGTAGAAGAACAGATTGCCAAGGGTTCGATGACATCTGTTGATCAAGAAAAGTTTGGAGTTTACACTTTTAAAAAAGTGAAGATCGAACGAAAAAAATAATAAGGAAAAATAAAAAATGACAAACACAAAAGCAAATGGTGCGGTCACCACAAAGACCGAAAAGTTGCCTGCTATGAATTTCGATAACCTCGAACAGTTCGCAGGTACAGGACTCGATACCATCACCACTGATGATATCGCAACACCAAGACTAAAAGTCTTGGCACAAATGTCTCCTGAGTTAGAAGAAATTGAAGGTGCAAAAGCTGGAATGATTCTTAATTCAGTGAGTAAAAAAATATACTCTGGACAAGAAGGTATTAACGTTGTTGTCTGTGGGTATGAAAAAGTATGGTTAGAATGGCAAGACAGAGGAAAAGGTTCTTCTGCTCCTGTTAATATCTACTCAGCGGTAGATAAACCATCTAACGCAGTACGTGGAGATGACGGAAAATTCCGTCTTGAAAGTGGTAACTATTTAGAGGAGTGTGCAAACTTTTATGTGCTTCTTTTAAATGGTGGAGTGGCTCCAGAACCTGCAATCATATCAATGAAAGCAACGCAGTTAAAAGCTGCGAGAAGTTGGGCTTATAGTTTGAAGAATGAGTTCATTCAAAATCCAAAAACTAAAAAGCTTTTCTTGGCTCCTTCCTGGTATCGTGTTTACAATCTAAAAACAATCAAGCAGTCTAACGATAAAGGCACTTGGTATGGATGGGTTGTTGACAAAGAGGAATTTCTCGACAACGAAGGAACATTTGATATGGCTGCAAACTTCAATGAGTCAGTCAAAAAAGGTATCGTCAAACCTAAGTATGATGACGAAGCGGATAGCTCAAATAATTCTGAGGACATTCCGTTTTAATGAATCAAAGGGTCTCTCAATTTAAAGAGATCTTTTCAGGGTTGGAGCGTGCTCATGGTGTGTTCCAACCCAATGGAAAGGTCAAGGAAAATGGCAAGCGTGAAGGTGACGCTTGGATAAATAAAAAACCTGTAGAAGATATTCTATGGGAAAATCATTTAGCAGGTGAATGGCCTAGCCTTGGTATCATTCCTATCAATGAAAAAAATGAATGTCGTTGGGTTGCCATTGATGTCGATGAATATCCTATTGATCATGCAAACATTGTTAAGACCTTAAAAGAAAAAAAATTACCTTTTATAACTGCTGTTTCCAAAAGTGGGGGAGCACATTTATTTTTATTTTTTAAAGAACCTATTCCTTCTGAAATAGCTCACAATAAAATTAAAGATCTTGCTTCTCGATTAGGATATGGTAGTTGCGAAACTTTTCCAAAGCAACCGAGCCTTGGTAAGGAGGCTACAGGAAATTTTCTTAATCTGCCTTATCACAACGGATTAAATTATAGTGATCGTTTTGCTCTTAGCGATGAGGGGAACGGTTTAACTCTTGATGAATTTTTAGAAGATGTAGAAAAAAAATCTTTAACAAAAGAAGATTTTGAAAACCTGGCAGTAACATCAAAAAAGCAAGTAAAATCGCCATTTTCTGACGCACCTTTTTGTATTGAAGCTTACCTTGATGAGAACAAAAAAGTACAACAGGGGAGCAGAGACAACATGTTGTTTCATTATTCTGTGTTTGCAAAGAAAAAATACGGAGAGAGTTTTGCAGAGGAAGTTCAAAAGTTTCATCACAATTATTTCGAGGAGCCTCTTGCTCCTGCTCAAATAGATAAGATCATTAGACAAGTAGAAAAAAAAGATTGGGGCTATAAATGTAATGATCAACCAATGTGTTCCTTTTGCAATAAATCAAAATGCAGAGTTAGAAAGTATGGTATTGGTGAAACAAACGAAGTATCTGATATCGATAATGTATTTCAGTATGGTGATGGGCCTGAAACAATTTATGAGATGACAGTTAATGGGGAACATAAATTAGTTGTGTCGCTACAAGAAATGTATGAACAAAACAAATTTAGAATGCAGTGTCTTGCAAAAATAGCAATGATGCCTCCTAATATGAGAAGGGGTGATTGGGATCAATTCATCCTAGGTATTGTTTCTAAAGCAGTGAGAGTGAAAGAATTTGAAATGTCTCCTGTCGGTAGATTAAAAAATTATCTCACAAAATTTATTGTTAACCAGGGTAATGCTTTAGGCATGGATGATATTGTCAACGGTTCTTGTTACACAAGTGAAGAAGAGGGTAGGGTTTTCTTTAGACTCGATCAGTTTCAAGAGTACATGAGAAATAAAAGATTGCCTCAGATAGATGAAAACAAATTAGGTATTTATCTACGAGAGATGGGTGCGGATAGTACAAAAAGAAAACTCAATGGCAAGCCAGGTCTTCTTGTTTGGTACGTTCCCTCCGAGGGATTCAGTAATTTAATTAACAAAATAGATCAAGAAGAGATTGAAAGTACGGAGCTAGAACCATTTTAGATAATGTCTATAAAATTATAGGTCCTCCTGGTACAGGAAAGACAACTACTCTTTTAAATATTGTGGAGAAAGAATTGTCCGAGGGCCGTGAGCCAGATAGGATTGGCTATTTTTCTTTTACAAGGAAGGCAGCTAGTGAAGCTGTTAACAGGGCGGTAGATAAATTTAGTATTGATAAGAAAGATTTGAAGTGGTTTCGAACTCTTCATTCTTGTGCTTATCATTGGTTGAACTTAAAAAGCGTTGATATTATTGGTCAATCTGACTTTGTAGAATTTTATAATGAATCTGGTATAGACCTGCATAATAGTGTTCGGTCTAAAGATTCTATGATTGGAGAGGAAAGTGATGGTTTTCACTTATTAGATTTATATAGGGTTAAAAATTCTTCTATTGAAAAAGAATTATATCTATCAAAACTTCATGTAAAAGGTGGTCTTAATAGACTATTGCAAGCAGATAAACTTTATCGTGTTTTTAAAAAAAGAAAAGGCGTGATGGATTTCACCGATATTATTACAAATTTTAATAAAATTAATCAGTCTCCCAAACTAGGAATTGTCATTGTTGATGAAGTTCAAGATTTAAAACCTATTGAATGGGACATGGTTAACATTATGATGAAGCAGGCAGAAAAGATTTATTTAGCCGGTGATGATGATCAAGCTATTTATAGTTGGAGTGGAGCCGATGTATCTAAATTAATTAATTTAAAATGCAATGTGGAAGTTTTGAAACAATCCTATAGAATACCAAACAAAGTATTCTATAGAGCGAACAAATTAATATCGAGAATAAATGACAGAATTCCTAAAGAATGGAAACCAAGGGAGGTAGATGGACAAATGTTAACTGCAAATTTTCAAAGTTTAGATTTGTCAAAAGGAGAATGGCTTATACTCGCAAGAACAAATTATTATATTAACGAGGTTGCTAAAAACCTAATGCAACAAGGTATCTTTTTTGAAAAGAATAATTCTCTATCTATTAGTGAGTCAACTCTATTGGCTTATCGTTCTTGGATGAGCTTGCAGGAGGGCAACAGTCTTTCTTACGAGCAAGTAAAAAATCTTTATCAGTACATACCGACAGGCAAGTTAGGTATTAAAAGAGGGATGAAAAAACTAACGGGTGCAAAGGAAGATCAGCGATATTCTTATGAAGCACTATCGAAAGATTGGGGATTAAATGTAGAACTTAATACTTCTTGGGATAAGGTTCTACAAAGGATACCTGAATACGAACGTATTTACATGCGAACTATTCAAAGCAGAGGTCATGACTTGGATAAAAAAGCTAATGTAAAACTATCTACGATACATGGTGCCAAGGGTGGAGAAAGTCAGAACGTCGTTGTGTTTTCTGATATTTCAAAAAGAATTTATGATAATATGTGGGGCAATAGAGATGATGAAAGAAGAGTTTTTTATGTGGCCATGA